TATTAGTTTATGAGAAAAAGCAATCCAGTGAATCCACTTTTTCAGTTTGCCAATTTATGGCAGAGAGAATAATATCAAGCGGTTCAAGAAACGATTTTTCAAATTGTAAATCATAATCAATGTATTGTTCAGCCCCTAATTGTTTCGGAATACCTGATAAGAACGCAAGTGTATTATTATTAAAGATGTTAGGTTGTTTCAAGTAAATGAACTTGATTTTCTCACCTTCCTGAATTAATTGATACCGTTTAGTTAGATTTTTGGCTCTCAAGAAATGATTGTATATTAATGCACCTTTGACATGTATTGGAGTTCCTTTCTTAAAGATTTGTGCTGAATCTCCATATTCTTTAAGCCCATTGACTGATCTTGGGAATGATATTTCTTCTACTGGTAATTTTCGGAATTCTTCACGAAATCCTTCAATAAACTTATGTAGATCGTCTTCAGTTTGTGTCATGATGATATTGATTGCTTCTTTAATCTTTTGACGGCAAGCAGATGGCGTCGAAGACTTGACAGCCTCAAGACCCATAATCTTGAGTTTAGGTTTAGCATAAGCAACACCTTCGCTATTATGCACATTCAGAATATATCGTTTCTTTGCAGTCCAGATTGCTTTGTCGGCGAGAGACTCACGCTTCATCTCCATGCGTTGTTGATAGGCATTGACATATTCTTTCAGTTCTTCATATGAAGCATCAATGAATGGTTGGATCTTATCATCGCAAACTTTATCCATAAACTTGATAACTTTCTTGGTATCTGTTACATCAGGATAAAGCTTCTTAATCAACGGTCCCATGTTAAGATAAATGGAATCAGTATCAGATGCGATAACATAATCTTCGTCTTTAGTTTTTAGAAGATTGTTCATATACTCGTTGATCTTCCTTTCAATCCAACGAATAGACAACTGACCTGCAGTGGTGATACCTTCGGCGATACGAATATCAAAGAAGCGGAAGTATTGATTGCCTAGCGCACCGTAAGCAGAGTTTAGAGTTACTTTCTTCGCCAACTGAAGATTATTATATCTTGCAACTTGATTCTCAAGATATTGCACTTGATTCTTATCTTCAAGAACAGTCTCGATCTTCTTCTTTGCCTCAATCGCTAACTTCTTATAGCGTGTGCGATCCTTATACATGCTATCCATAATTTCAGGAAGAACACCCTGACCTTTGTTAACATGAAATAGTTGACCATTTGGCGTTACAGTTACACCAAGATCTTTCAGAATTTCGGTATCTACTTTTTGATTGAGTAGATTGTCAACATTAACGTTACAGTTCTGAATAAAGCCACGCATATTATCATTATATTTCGTTGGATCAACAATAGTCTCCATCGAAATATTATACTGCATAATCAAGTGCGGATACAGACTGTTTAGGTCAAACGAAGCAACCCATTCGTGCATGCCAAGGATTGGATCTTTAACATATGCACCTTCATATGCAGTTTTTTTATCACCTCTTTTCATTTGAGGGATAACAATCTTTTTCTTTAGAAGATAGTTGTAAACAATCGCATCCCACATACGCACCTGTGTGAAGACGTCATCATAGTTTACCTTGTTATCATATGCAAGAGTCAACGCCAACTCAATTAACTTCATCTTGTCTTCGAGTTTCTCAACAAGTTCAACGTCCTTGATGTTATACTCAATAAACTTTTGATAGTCATGTTTATAAAGTTGGTATAGATTTTCAAATTCGGAATAATCTAATTTCTTTTCGCCCAACTCAACGTGAGCAATATTATCAAGACGATAAGATTCTTGCTGCGAATAAGTGAACTTCCGATAGAGTTGAATGTAGTCAAGAATAGAGACGCCAACAATATCATAAACCTGCGCAGGACGATTCATTATAACTGTTTCGCTGGATGTGACTTTACCCCATGGCGATAGTTTTTTCAACTCATCTTCGCCAAACAGTTTTATAATTCGATTAGCAATATATGGAATATCGAATTGTTCAACGTTCCATCCAGTTACTATATCAGGGTGGAATCTTGACCAGAACTCGATAAATCTTCGTATAAGGTCTGATTCGTCTCGACAGGATGCATAGTGCACGTCGTCACGATGCTTGATATAATCGCCGACGCCAAACACAAAATAATTACCTTTGAGTTTAATAGTGATGGCTGTGATTGATTCATTGGCATCTCTTGGTTCAGGGAATCCGTTTTCTGATCCAACCTCAATGTCGAGATAAGCAATGTTAATTTTGTTAATATCCCAAAGAATATCATCAGGATAATTATCGGCAATAAAAGAATACTGATACCGATTACTACCATATACAGCGAAATTATCGACACTCTCATACCTCTCTAAAAATTCACGACACTCAGGAATTGTTCCTGGGTTTATTGGTTTTACATATTCGCCAGCAAGAGTTTTAAAATCAGTTTTTTCATTTGCCATAAGATAAAAGGTCGGACGAAATTCAACCTTTCGTCTGACCCTTCTATCATTTTCTATGCCACGATAGAGAATATATTTTCCTGCTACCGCAATGTTTGTATAGAATTCAGCCAAGTATCACCCCAAGATTAAATCTTTTGGCGGCACAACAATTCCCGCCCCGAAGATTTGATTATACCCGTTTTTCACCTCATCAGCAACCTCAGCCATGATCATAATCTTATCTACAGCAATTTTAAATGGTCCATCACTTGCCTGCATCCATGGCATAAATCCAAGAGCAGCACCATCCTGACGTCGTTGCATAACAGTTGCAACTGGATTTTTGAAAGTCACAGAATCTTCATTCTGATTTGTAATTTCGACTACTAATTCCTCGCCACTTACGAGTTTGATTGCTTTGATTTCGTTCATTTTGTTTCGCCTTTTTGTAATTGTCAAATAAATTTTTTTCTCTCAGACTTTGCGGATTTCCGTTTCGATAAAAAACATCATGCGTCATCGTCCAAGTATCTCTACCAACTTTTAAATACCAACCACCAAACTCTTTAACTTCTATTTCTTTGGAGACCAAGAAGTCATTTAGTTCTCTGAGTGAATGCATTATTCATTACTCTCAGAATTTGTTTCCATTGATTGTCGCTTCAATTTAAAGCTGACGTGATTAGTGTGAGCAGCAATCATAGCTCGGCGAAGATCGCCACGTGCATGCTGATCACCAGTAAAGTTATAAACCTGACCCATTGTCAACATACGTTTGATACTGCGCGGAAGTTTAGCATTAAAAAAATCTGATCTATTCGCCATCATCCATCTCCTTTCTATCCAATATTTTTATTCGGCTTTTTCTATACTTGTTTAATTCGTTAAAATTTGTTAGATTACGAATTAACAGCTTTCTCCAGTCATCAATAGAATCGTATTCCTTTTCTGACACTAAATGATTTTTGATTTCCAAATCATAGTCAAACATTGGGTGTAGAGCAACTAATGGCTGCAACGCATCAATAAAAATTGACTTTGGCTCTAAATCAAACTTTAAGAACAAACTTATATTGGTGCTGTGTTGATTTCGAAAATCAATAACTGCTGGTAGCACTGAATAATCAAACAAATGCTGTCTGTTACTCCAAACTGGATCTGACCACACGAAGGAAACTTTATTTTTGGTTTTAAATCTCCATGGACTACCAATTTTAAAATTAAATCCATCATCTAGACAAAAATTATCGAATTGGTTTTTGGGATGAGATACCTCATGGAAATCTGCATTAGAGCTTTCCCAGATAAATCTTTTTTCTTTAATCGATTTAACATGAAGTTTTAATGAGAACCAAGATGGTATAATTACTGCTCTATTATAATAATCTGTAAAACCAGTGCAATGTTTAATCGTTACTGATTTTCCTTCCAAAATATTGTCATGGTTGTCACAATAACTTGGAGTTTTTTTCCACCAATCTGGGTAAAATTTACTCCCATGATCAATCTTCGCGTAGTTGTATGCATACTCCTTTTGAGTAAAACAATCTAATACAACTTTTTTCTTCTTTATCAGAAAGTCAAACATTTAATAATTTCTCACACTTATCCCAAAATTTTTCTTGCTGACCATCGACTCTAATTTGAAAATTATGCCAGAATAGATCACCAAGTTTTTCATCGCCATATGTTGTTCCGAGACCATAATTTGGCAAATTATTTTCTAACGTCCAATATGGGCGTTTGTCTTGTTCCCAATCATATCGGTATACATCTCTATCATACTTGGTTGGCAATAAAATGTCAACCTTTACGTCATAATTTTCGGCAGCATATGTGTATTCCTCGGCAACGTCTCCGCGAGAAGTTTCAAGAGCAGAAGGTTTTCCAATTTTTTCGAAATTGCTCCTAGAAAGAGCCAATGCAGAAGGAGCGGCGAATAAGTGGTTATCGTTTTGAATATGACCTGATCTTTGGGCGTTGCCAATCAATTTTTGATTTGATAGTGCCTCGGACAAATAGTAATCTATTGCAGACTCACTCACAGGAATACAGTCAATATCTAAAAACAAAACAACATCAAAATCTAACTCTGTTTTAATAGATTGCTTTTCTAAAGTTGCAACTGGACTACCGTTTAGTGTCCAGATATAATCCATAAAAAGACCATGTGGTATTTCACCTTTAATCATAATATGTTGATGATTAGAAACATTAAATTTCTCAACCACTCTTCTTTGAAGTTCTACTGTCTTAGGATTAATGTTAGGCATGAAATATGATGCAATGCATGCTTTCATAATTGTTTACTCCATTGACTTGACAATTTGATCATTGTTATTTGGTCTTATTGATTTAATTTTGTTTTTAATCTCTTCAAAAAAATTCCAAGCATATACAATTATAAGAAGATCATCTTTTTCTGATTGCAATACTTCTGATGATACGATTGGTATATTAACTCCACCAATAACTTTACCGATTTTTAGTGGATTATCGTCAATAATATACGCATGTTTTAATTGAAAGAAGTTGCTCATCACAACACCTTTTGCTGCTGCTCCATACCCAACAACTTTAAGTTTAGATTCATTAATAATATTGTTTAATCGTTCTTTGTTTTTTTGAACTTTAAAACTAAACTCTTCATATGTTTCTGGATCTAACGTATACTTTTCTCCAGCGATTAAATTATTGATTCGCTCTTCTCGTTTATCCAATGTAATTTCGGTATTTTCCGCTTTATGTTTTATTTTAAACAAATAACTAATTCCATGAACAGGTCTAAAACAAACATCAACCAATGATAGCCCTGCTCTTTTACACAACTCATTCATTGAATTAATATTAAAGAAGGAATGGTGTTCATGATATATTGTATCAAATTCCCCATTCTTGATCATGTTTTTTTGCGAAGTTTGCACATATATTGTTCCATTTTTATTCAATATATCTTTACAATTTTTTAAAAATTCTAGAGGATCTGGAATATGCGCTACTACGTTAAAGCATGTTATGACGTCATATTGACTATCAATTAATGTTGATGGGAAAAAATCGCAATGTAGTTTTAGATCTTCATCAGAAACAGATTCGACAATATTTTTTGCAGGGTCGATGCCATGTAGTTCCCAATTATATGGGCGAAATGCTTTGAGGAAAGTTCCGTCATTGCACGCGATATCTAATATTTTTTTACCAGCACCAGGATGTTCATCATGAATGATTGATGCAACCTTTGAGAATTCCTCAGATAGTGTGTTAGAAGTTCCACTTACATATAAATAATGTCTGTATAGTGCTTCTCTATCAACTGCTATGGTCAGCTGAGAATGATAACAATTCATACAAACATTTACTTCTAATGGATATAATTCATCAGATTCTTCTACAGCATTTTTTAAATTATTTGCAAGTGGCTGTTCGCCTAAACTGCAGAATTTATGAAGTTTCTCACTGCCGCATGCATAACAATTATCAATGTTCTTAAAATTATTCATATTTTACACCATTATCTCTATTCGTCGGCGTTAAACTACTGTAATTTTGTTTTATCTCATTAACAATTCTTTCAATTGAACCATTGAATTTAAAATCGAAATTTTCTTGGAATTTTTGGTTTGAGATTGCGAAATCATATGGATTACCAATGTTACCGTCGTCTCTAATAAGAGAATGTGTCGCCGAAGCAACTTCTTCAGCTATTTCAGAAACATTTCTGTTGAAAGAATTTATATTGTAAATTCCTGTGTTGAACATATCACCGCAATACAATATCTTGTCAATAGCACGACACAAATCTTCAATATCAAGAATAGCTCTATTGATGTGGCTATTTGTGATTCGAATTTCCCCATGCTCAATTGCTCTTCTAGTCATAGAATTTAACATGAGTTCTGATCTAAAATTTCTAGAAAATCCATTCACTGTTCCAAATCTTAGCCCATACCAATGCTCTAGTGGATCATTGTTAATCATAAACTGATCATTAACATACTTCGTCAAATCATAATTGTTTACACAGATAAATTGTTTTCTATCTTCTGTTGCCAATTCTTTACCTGTGTTTCCATAAATGGAGGAAGAACTTGCATATATGAATTTGATTGGCTTAAATGTTTTTGAAATTTTTTGCACAAGAGAAGTAAAATTTCGCACATTATTATTAAAAGAATCTGTTCCATGATATAAACACATCTTAACGCTTGAGTGCGCAGCTAATAATATAACTGCATCAAATGATGCCAGATCATTCACTGTTAGCGAATTGATATCTTTCTGAACATGTGTTTGAGAACTATGATTTCCAAACCAACAGAGATCATAAGAAACAACCTTATGCCCTGTAGAAGTTAGATATGGATGTAGTCTAGTCCCAATATATCCCTTTCCACCTAGCAATAAAACTTTCATAATCTATTCTCTAATGTTTGAATTTGATCACGCAAATCAACAGAAAATTGACGATGCCAATTGAACCTAGTCATCGCAATATCCCTATTTATGAGATGCTGACCGCCATTTCCTGCAGCCTTATCTTCTGATGGGATTTGATTTTGAATTGCTAATTTTCTGTTCAATAGTTTGTCATTAAATGGCGAATATCCATACCACAAAATTCGAAAATCTTCGCACGGTGTTCCCCAGTAGTGTCTACCAGCACCCCAAACTGAAGTGTCGAAATAATTAATCGGAAAATTATGCATACTTCTCATTTTACGATTGTCATACATAACGTTATCTTTAACAGATTGAACATCTCTGACGCCAGCATAACCATTGTAAATGGTATCTTCACTATAGTCCATTGGCATCCCAAAAGTTCTTTGTTCAATTAAAGATTTGTTTGGATCTGGTTCAGTAAATTCTTGTTCTTTAGAGTCTATCATAACATCACAAGATAAAAGCTTTTGCATCTTACAAGGTTTTTCTGCCTTATAAGATTTAAGTAGACGTTGCGTGTTACCAATTAAAAACTCAGTCACATTTAATGTGATCATCCATGCTCTCGGATATTGTTGTTGTATTGCATTCTCATAATGCATAACTTCAACATCAATATCCTGCGCGCGAAAATTTTTATTGACTGATTTTACAATTTGCCAGCTGGGAGTTATAGACTTCACAAGATCAATAGATCTATCTGTTGATCCATAATCTATGATAATCCCATGATCAAATTTATTTTTATGGTGATGTAGCCACCAGTTTAACAGATATTCTTCATTTAGAATATGACACAATACAAATCTCATTTATTTTTTCCATGGTAAGGTTCCGTTATGCCGTTCTAGCATTGCGGCGTTCCCTTGTATAAAAAATTCTTTCTTTACGGAAATTCCTGTGCTTCCTACTCGATAGTTTACCGTATAGTCATTGTTGGAGTCAAACTTTAATTTATTGGAATCGTGCATTAAAACTGCGGTCAAAGCACGATCGACTTCCATTACGTTTGGTTCTCTAGCTTTCCTATACCATATAGGGCTTAATTGAAGTGCTAACTCTTTTTTTACAAAGAAGCAATTAACATCAACGAAATTATCATTAAGTATTGATTTCCATTTACCTAAACTCTCACAATCATCATGGCAAATATAATTGCCATGATCATCAACAATTTTTCTTAGAGAATATGCCCAATCAAGTTTTTGATTTTGCACTGTATTGACGAGACTCTCGACGTGATTCGGCTCAATAAAATTATCATCGTCAAGCCAAATAATATACTCACCATCGCATAGATATGTGAATGCTCCATAGATACGATGACCGTTATATCTATCTTTCCCAGTAGCGTTTGGCAACACAACCAATTTATCAGTGCTAATATTGCCGCGAGGAAACATTGCATCATAAAATACTGTGTCTGCTTTATCTAAATATTCATTACCATCTAAAACTACAATATGCTCTATGTCAGAATATGTTTGTTCGCGAACTGATTTAATGCATTTCGCAAGTTGTGGTTTGCCAATAGTTGCAGTGATAATAGATACTTTCACAAATTAATCCCAGAGATTTTCGTAATATTTTCCAAACAAACGAAAGGCATTTTTCTTTCGATTATGATATGCTTTCATCTTTTCCATATCATAAACACCTTCACGAACGCAAACCATTTCCGTCCAGTCTTTGCCTTCTACTTTCTTGTATTCGTATTTTGGTTTCTTGATACAGAAATCTGGATCGCGATCTTTGGCAAGTTCGCCAAACGCCCAGATCATTTCTTTCATGATCCAATCCCAACGCTTGAAGTGATTGGAGTCTGTATCCCAATCGTTCTTCTTTGGTTTGGCTGCAGTAGAACGAAGATGCTCAGGCACATCTTCGTCATCGGTAAATGGTGCACCATGTTTTGTTTTGTGCAACTGCCTGAGCATCGGATGAATGATGTCAGCAAGAGTATGCGCCATGTTCCATGTATCCCACGGATCAATGCGAACAGAGACTTTCTGCTCGCCCTTCTTCGGATACTTACCAATAGAGATTTTCATAATTAACTTTTCTTGCGTCTAGCCTTTCGTTTCTTTGAGCCGAGTTTAGCGCGACCCTTTCCGAAACCTTTTGTTCCTGTTTTGGCTGGCATATATCACCTCAAGCTGGTGGGAAAGCAGCGCCAATAACGCCACCACCCTCATCAACGATTGGTTGTGCTGCTCTCATCGCTTCATCGTATGCGCTAAAGTCAATCTTTAGATCATCTTTCTTTTCAGTT